CATTTTCACCCAGAAAAATGCGCAAATGTCAAGTATTTTGTGCGAAAAAGATAGAATAAATTTTTAGAGGCTCACGCCGCCCGCTGAAATACGGCCTCGAACATCTGCCCCGCCGACATAAAGCCGAGGATTTCCCGGGGATAATTGTTAATCCAGAGCTCGACGCGCTTAACCTCCGCCGCCGTCACTTTGTCAAAATCCGTGCCTTTCGGAAAGTGTCGGCGTATCATTCGGTTAATGTTCTCGTTTGTGCCGCGCTCACAAGAGCAATACGCATGACAATAATATACCTCCGTCCGTTTCCCGTTCTTTCGCCTCGCGCTCCGCTCGAGGCCGTCAACGTCCGCAAACTCCGAGCCGTTGTCTACGGTTATCGACTTGAATATCTGATAGAACGCCGCGCCGTAAAGCCGCTCGAGACGGTCTAACGCCTGTACGACCGTTTCGGCGCACCCGTTTTTTATTCTGATAATGATTTCCCGCCGCGTTACCCGCTCCGAGAGGACGAGGAGGCGAGCCTTTGTCTTTTTCTTGCCGACGACGGTATCCATTTCCCAATGTCCCGGCTCTTGTCGGTCGGCGACGTATTCCGGGCGTTGCTCTATGCTCTTTCCCGCGTTCGCCCGCTTCTGTTTCGGGCGCACTTTCTTATACCCCCGCTTTTCCTTGCCTTTTTCCGGGAGGTCTTTATTTGTGAGGTTTAGGAAAACGCCGTCGTCGATATACTTATAGAGCGTAGCTCTGCAAAAGGTAATCCCGAGATATTCGTATTCCTCGGAGCGCAAGAGGGCGCAGACTGCCGCCGGGGAGTAATTGTCGTTGATAATCTTGTCCTCGATAAACTGCGCGGCGGCGTGATTTTTACCAATCTTGAGAGGCGCACCTTTAGCCGAGAGCCCCTCTTGATAGCGAGCCTCGGCAATATCGGGGCTATATCTTTCCTCTGTCGTATAATCGGAGTTCAAATGCTCATAGCGTCCGCGCTTGAGCTCGCGGTATATCGTGCTGATGTGTACGCCGAGCTCGTCCGCTATTCTTTGCGGCTTATACCCGATGTTTACCCGAGCCTCTATCTTGAGGCGGTCGCTCCATTGTAATTGTCTGTACTGTTTTCCCATAGTGCGCCCTCCGTAAAGTCGAAAAGAGGGCGGTTTCCCGCCCTCTCGCCGTTACTGCGATAAAAACTCCTCTATCGCTTTTTTGATTATCTGCGCTTGAGGAATACCCTCGGCGGCGCATTTTTCTTTGAAAGCCGCCGCAAGCTCTTTCGGGACATAGGCCGTTACCGCGCCGTACGTCTTTTGGTTATACCTCTGCTTTACCGCCGAGGAGGTTTTAGTCTTTCTCTTTGTCTCTGCCATTTTTCCGCCTCCCTCGTATGGTAATAATAATCGAGATAATAGAAAGTGTCGCGCTAACCCCGCACAAAATATAAACTAATGCGTCCATAGTGATTTGACATTGAGCATTTTTCGTGTTATCCTTTAGGGGCAAGGGGGATTTCTCCCCCCGCCCTCTATTCGAGAAGTTTCTCTATCACAACGAGAGCCATTGTAATGAGGTTTAGAATTGCGGCTATCAGATTGAGCTTGCTTGCGAGGCGTTCACTCTGATTGCCGCTCTTCTTTTTGCGGTGTTTCTTGCTCAATGTGTTTACCTCCTTTCTGATATTATAATAACATACTATTGATAGTATGTCAATAGTTGTTTGTGAAAAAGTGCAAAAAAAATAAAGCCTCGGCGGATAACCCGCCGGGGCTTATTCTATACCGAGGAGCCAAAGAGGGGAAACGCCGAGGACTCGAGCGAATACGGGTATCTCGTAGTCGGGGACAAATCGCGTCCCGATTTCTACGCGGCTTATCGAGTCCCGCTCCATTATCACGCCCTCGACCTGTACCCGTGCCGCTAAATCCGATTGCGAGAGCCGGAGCTTGAGCCGCGCCTCGCGTATGCGCTCGCCGCTGATATTCTTTTTCCCGTTGTAGTCGTATATCTTCAAACGCTCCGCCTCCCTCGTGTTAATGGTCTGCAATTTTCTTGACTTTAACACGCGAATAAGTGATAATTGTGTTAAAGGTCAGCACGACCAAAATAAATTATAGGCGGAGGCTCATACCATGAAAAAGCTAAAGACTTGGCAAATAGTGTTACTCGTTATTTTCTATCCTATCGGTATTCTCGTTTTGATATATCGAACGTGGCGCAAATGGTCGCTCAAGAAAGAGCGCGAGGCGGCGGAGGGCGCACGGCGGGAGGCGCGGGAGCGCGAGGCGGCGGAGAGAGCCGCTCGACGCGCCGCCGAGGAGGAGGCTCTCCGGGCGGAAATGGACGCGCACGACGTACGGGAGTATCGTCTCGTCGGCGTTACTTTCAAGAACGAGGAGCCGCCATACCGTAACCGTCAAAGCATACTCCGCGAAATGGATAACGACGGAGCTCCGGCAAGCAGGCTCTCGTTGGAGCAATACGATTTCGAGGGAAAGCCCGCCGTCGGCGTTTGGTACAACGGCGAGCAAATCGGCAATATCAGCAAAAAGGACTTGCCCGAAATCCTCCCTCTCATGGATAGGTACGCCCGAGTCCGTTTTTACAACCTCCTCGGAGGAGAGGACGGCTTGAGCTATGGTATCGAGATAACCGTATATTTCCGCAAAGCATAAAGAAAGCGGGCGAGGGAACAATCCCCCGCCCGCTCGTTTTATCTCTTGTCCGGGATAGCGTCCAAAACGCCCGCCTGCTCGAGGGCGTTATAGATAATCTGCGCCACGGCCTCGCGTGTAATCGGCTGTTGCCAGCCGTAGTTACCCGCTCCGTCGCCGTTGAAAATGCCCTTTTGCTTGCAGTATTCCGCCGCCTCGCGAGCCCACTCGGAGGGAGTGTCGCCCGTATCGGCGCAAGAGGTCAGCTTTGCGCGAGCCTCGTTAATATCCATGTCGAAAACCTCCTCATTATCAGATAGCCGGGCTTTGAATTTCGCCCATTGTTCGTTACCGCTCGTGCCGTAATACTCGTTAATGTCGTCGCCCATAAACGGACGGGGACACCATTTCCCGGTTACGTCGTAGTGTCGGACGACATTCTCGGGAGGGATACCGTATTTCTCCATGAGATAGCGGGTAAACTCGACGAGATTATCGACGACCTCCGGCGTAAAATACCAATCCCGCACCATTGCAGACGCGGCGGTCGACGGGTCGAGCTTATAAGGCCGTACCTCGATACCGATAGAGTTTCGGTTTCTGCATTTCGGGTGGACGTACGCGCCGGACGTGCCGCAATGCCACGCGGTATCGGTATCCTCGACGCATTGATAGACGATATTCCCCTCGTCTAAACAGTAATGCGCGGAGGCTTGTCTATCCGCTCCGGCGAAATAGTTTGCGACCGCCTTTGCAGTTCCGAGGGAGCCGAAATAATGAATAACGATATACTCGACCTTGTTCCCGGAGCGGCCTCGCGTGTAATTGCGGGAGATAATCCGCTTTTCTACCGTGAGAGACATAGCATTATTCCCCCTTGCTCTGTTCGTTGCTCTCTACCGCGTCGCTGATTTTCTGCGTCTGCGTACCGAAGTAAAAAGCGATAATGACGGTGTAGACCATCATAAAATCTTGCCCGATTTTGCCGACAATGGCGAGATAGGCGAATACTCCGGTCAGTAGCAGAGTAACGAGGCTCTTTACGCTCAAGAGCGCGGCGAGCCGCTTTGTGATTTTCTCATTCATAGTGCAACCTCCTTTTTAACAATCTCGTTTTATTGCCGTGTCGTATGTAATTCCGCCGACCGAGTTCTCGGCCTTGCTCTTATTGAGCGAGAACGAGAGAACGGTCGCGGTCGCGGCCTGTAAAAAGGCAATGAGGGCGGTCAAATACGGGAGTGAGCCCGTGTAGTTGTTGGATACCGCAATATAGCAGAGGTCGAGCGTTGCCATAGTCGACCGATAGTCGATATAGAGGACGGCAAAAACAATGAGCTTGGAAAAGGTGAGATAGCCCTTGACGAAGCTCCACGCGGCGAGAGCCGCTTTTTTTATCCTCTTTTTTCGTGCTGTTTTGCGTCTGCTCATATCCGTTACTCCTCGTGTCCGTGGTGTTCTAATGCGACGTGTTGGTCGATACGTTTATGAGCCTGTTTCGCGGAGCTCTCTACCGCCGTCAAGCGGGTAATAAACTCCGTGTTTGTTTTTCGCTGTTCGCGGTTTTCGGATTTGAGGTCGTCTATGCCGCTTTTGATGTATCCGAGCTCGGTTAATACCGTGCCGGATTGCTTGCCGTCGGCCTCGCTGTCCTTTTTGCTGTTACGAAGAAATGCGACGTACGACAATACGCCGCCGAGGATTGCGCCCGCAATCCCGATAACTGCATCGAGTAGTTCCATAGGCTTTACTCCTGTTCTATGTAGTCAAGTTTTACCGTCGGTTTCCCGGGCAAAATCGGACACCCTCGGACGTGGTATATCTCGCCGTCGACGATAACGCCCTCGCCGTCCTCCTCGCCGCACACAAGATAAACGCCCGGCTCGGCGAGCCGCACCCATAAGAGCGACTCCCGGCGGGCGATTATCTCTCCGTCCCGTTCGACGGTGTATATTGCGCGGCTCATTCCTCGACCTTTTCCCACCCGGCGGGATACGCCTCGGGAGTCCACACATTGTCGTCAATGAGGGATTTGTAAAGGTCGTCTCCCCAATAGCCGAGCTCGTCCTTTGCAAAAGCGAGCCCCGCCGTAATGGTTTCGGGGATAATTCTCACGCCGTTTTTATAGTCGATATTCTCCCACAAGGTCGGCGCGGCCTCGGGAGTGTTTTCGGCGGTATCCCACAAGTCGACCGCCGCCCGCTTGAGTACGCCTTTCCAGTTGATACGCGTCCCGGCGGACACAAGCCCGCCGCCGCCCGTGAGAACGGGATAGAGTTCGACGGCGGCGGAGCCGTCTTTATCGTCAAGCCCCGCTCCCGCCGCTTTCTCAATCATTGCCCGGAGTTCGTACGCTCTTTTCGTGGTAATCATTCGGTCGCACCCCCTAACAGAATATCGAGCACTTTGTCGGACTCGGCGAGCATGAGCGTACCGCTCACGTCCTCGAGCTCGCCCATAGGCTCAACGCCGTTTAGCCCGTCCTCGGTCAGCCTATAAACGAAATCCTCGAGCCGAGTCATTTCCTCGCCCGTCTCCTCGTCTGTAAAGTCGATTGCGGTTTTCACGCAAAAGCCCTCGGCCTCCTCTTTCTCACACGGGATATAGCACCCGTTTTCGTGGAGTTTGATATAGACGGCGGTATCGGAGTATCCGACGACCGCGCCCTCGCTCGTGATTTTATACATTGCGCTTTACCTCCATTCTCGGCGGCTGTCCGAGCCGCTCCGTGTAATACGCCGTGAGCTCCGGCGTTGGCATTGTTCGGAGTAGGTTTTTCCAGTACAGATTATCAGCGAGAGGCCATTTCTCCGCCGAGAAATCCGCTCCCGCGTCGCCCTTGCCCGCCATATAGTATTTATACAGCTTGTCGAGCATAGCTTGACGATATGCGCCCTCGGGCGTGTTAGGTCGGAAATGTTCCCACCCGTTTTCGCTTGTAACGGCGCAAATGCTCCGACCGTCCGGCGCGTGGAGAAAGCCCTCGGCCTCGGTTACTACCGTACCATGTCGGAGATTAAACTCTCCGCCGATACCTTTTCCTTTGAAACGCCTGTAAACGACGTAATCCATAGCTTACCCTCCCGTAAATAGTTCCCGATAAAGCGTCTCGACACGTTGCGCCGCGTGGTAGGAGTGAAATCGTTTCATGTGTCCGCGCCATGACACGAGGGACGTTTCCACGTCCGCCGCCTCCATGCGCCCGGAGTCCACCCAACGGCGGAAAATCCGTAGCTTGCTCCTCATGTGCCGGATACCCTTATACGTCGCCTTGCGGATTATCTTACCGTTTGCGCCGTACCGAAATCGCACCTTGACGAAAGTAAAGCCCCTCGAGAGTTTGATTATCTGCGTCTTTTTCTCATTGAGCGTTATCCCGTGCTCGGCGCAGAGCCGCCGGAGCTCCCGGAGGCATTGCTCGAGCTTTCGTTTCGACGGGCTGATAATAATACCGTCGTCCATATATCTTTCGTAATGCTTCATGCCGAGAACGTCTTTAATGTAATGGTCTATCCTGTTCGGCAACGCGAGAGCCGCAATCTGCGAGACTTGACTCCCGAGGCCGAGGCCAACGTCGCCGAAATTCGAGATAAAATACTTTGAGAGCGAGAGGAGGCGGTCGTCGATACCGCTCCTCTCAAACTCTGCGAAAATTGGCTCGTGCCGCGCCCGGTCAAAGTATTTCGAGAAATCAAACACGAGAGCGTAGCCCTCGCGCCCGTATTTCCGATAGTGCCGGGCGAGGAATTGAGTAACCCGCTTTACGGAGAAGTCGTAGCCCTTGCCCCGCAAGCTCGCGCCGTTGTCGTAAATGAACGACCGGGAGAGCATAGGGACGAGGCAATAGTCGCATAGACAACGCTGTACGACGCGCTCGGAGATATGGACGCTCCGAATATGCCTCGGCTTTCCTCGTTCCACGAGGTCAAACTCATAAAAGCCCTTTGAGCGATACTTTCCCGCGAGTAATTCCTCGTGGGTCTTTGTGATGTGGGCGAGGGAGGAGGCTTTGTATCGCTGTGTGCTTGCTTTCCACCCAACGCCACGGACGGAGGCGCGGTAGCTCTCATAGAGCCGCTCAAACGAGAAAACCGTCTCGAAATCTCCGTACTCCCGGAGCGCGGCGGCTTTCTTTTGTGCTCGGGCGGCTTTTCGTCGCTGATAACGCGCCTCGCGTCTTTCTGCGCTGTTCATAATAAAATTGATACCTCGTACATTTCTTTCTCGGTGTGTCGTCTAAAATGCGTAACGGCGAGCCATGAAAGCGCGGGAGGCACACACCCCGCGCCCATGCAAGAAGCGTCCGGCTTTCCGTATCGTGGTATAAGTTTGTCCGACCGCCTCGGGGACGGTCAGAGAGGTTATATCCCCCTTTTATAAGGGGACGGCTTTCGCTCCTCTCGGAGTTATTCGGTCTGCCCCATACTGTTATAAAATCCGGGCGCAAAGCCATTCGAATTGTTCGCGTTGTTGTTGTTGACTGTGCCGTCGGTGTTCACATTCACGAAGTTCGTCGAGTTGCTCGAATTAGGCGAACGGAGCCACCAATTAGCGGCCTATACGGGATATAACCTAATCACTCGGGCGGCGCAAGCTATCGGCTCTTGTCGCTCCGTTTGATTTTTGAAATCTGCGAGAGCTCGTCCGTAATGAGCTTTACCCATTCTTTGAGGACGTTCGGCGGTAATTTCTCGTGGTTTACATTCATATAGGCAAGGTCGAGCGTGTCGAGCATAGCGTTATAGTACCCTTGCGCTTGCTCGTAAAGTTCTTTGCGGTTTTGCTTGTCCCTGTCGTTGTGTATGTAAATCAGATTTGCGGTTTTAATGAGCCGATACGCCTCTCGCGCCGCATTGTATAGCGGGAGCGAGAAATAAAAGGTATAGCTTTTCGGTAGTATCTTGACGCGGTTGTATGTGAATACATAAATCTCTCGAGCGAGGTTTATGTATTCCGCCGGGCTCTCGCCGCGTCGTGATTTTGGAACGGACATATTTCTCCTCCTCGCGGAGACTATGCGCCCATTGAGGGCGCAAGTCTCAAATGCCGAATTATACGCAAAAGCCGGGCGCAAAGCCACTCGAATAGTTCGCGCCGTAGTAGTTGACTGTGCCGTCGGTAGTCACACGCACGAAGCTCGTCGAGTTGCTCGAACGAGGCGAACGGAGCCACCAACGAGCGGCGGTCGACGTGCTCCCGTGCTGATATTTGATTTTGCTGTTTCCGGCGGAGTAATAGGCGTATTGCGCTTGTTTGCTCGACTCGTTGGAATTGCCGTAGGAAATCGAGCCGAAAACCTCGTACTCGGAGAGTAGGAAAATGTAATCGGTCGTTGCGGTAACTGCGCTCGCCGCCGAGCTATTGCCCGTGTTGTCCGTGTATTTGGTAACGGACTTGAGGACGGCGCGGAGTGCCGCCGGGAGGACGGCGATAAACGTACCCGAGTAGCTCGAGAGGCTCGTACCGCAAAGCGCGGTACGCATATTCGAGCTCGCCCAACCGCCCGAGTTGGTGTTTGACGTGTTCATTCTAAAGCCGCCGCCCGTGCTGTTGTATTTGCTGTCGGTAAAGCAAATATCAGTACCGCCGGAGAGAGCCGTCTTGCCAAACTGGAAATGAATACGCCCGGAGCCCTCTACGCTCGAGTTATGGTTAAACCCGATAATAAAGGCGTAGTACGTCCCGGAGAACGACAAGAGGCCGACCGTGCCAGAGAGAGCGACGGCCTTACGGTCGCCGATACTCCAATAGTTCGCGCCCTCGCCCGCGTCGGAAACGGTCTTGATAACGCTCCACTCGTTATTATTGAGCGTAGAGCTCACGAAAGAGAGCGTCAGCGCGCAGGAGGTCGTACCGGAGGACACGGTAACGGAGCCGCTCACGGTCTGCCCGTTGAGTGTTGCCTCGACGGTATAGGAGCCCGTCTCCGTAACGGTAAATACTGCCGTACCCGTGCTCGTCTTTGTCTGTACGGTCGTACCGTCCTTTTTCAGAACGACGGACGCGCCGGAGTCGACGGTAACGGTAATCGTAGCGGAGAAGAACGTCAAAGAAACGGCGTAGCTATCCACAACGGATACGCTCGCCGTGTTCGATGTTTGCCCGTTATAGGTAGCGACAACGCTCCATGTACCCGCCTCGGGCAAGGTCAGAGTGCAAGAGCCGCTCGCGGCTGTGCCGGAGACGGAGAGGGAGCCCTTTGTCGCGGTAACGACCGCGCCCGTAGTAACGGAGACGACGAGGGAGAGCTCCGTCCCCGCCGCGCTGATTGCGTTTGTACGTCCAATCATATTTACACCGCCTTTACACACTTAATAGACGGGAGCGTAATCGCCGCCGTCGGCTTTGTTGCCGCGTAGATAGTAACCGTCCCGCTCCCGGAGGTCGCTACGGGGGCAAAATTGCCGCCCGTAGCCTCGGTAACGCCGAAAGTAACCTCGGGGACGTGGTTTGCAGTTACGCCCGTGCAAGCAATCGAGGCGGCGTACGGATAGGCCGCGTATGTGCTGTCGCTCGCCCATGCAGAGGCGGCAACCGCCACGGAGGAGAAAATCTTTACCTCCGCGTATCCCGTGTGGGAATGAGAGGCGGCGGCAAAGTCGCCCGCCTTTTTGCCGCTGTCGGTGAGGTTGCCGTCTGCGTCCAGAGCGGCAAAGTTGCCGGAGGTCGCCCCGGATACCTTGTCGGCCTTGCCGCTGTGCGTATGGTCGTTTGCGGCGTAGTCGCCCGGCTTTTTGCCGCTGTCTGTGAGGTTGCCGTTTGCGTCGAGGGCGGCAAAGTTGCCGGAGGTCGCCCCGGATACCTTGTCGGCCTTGCCGCTGTGCGTATGGTCGTTTGCGGCGTAGTCGCCCGGCTTTTTGCCGCTGTCGGTGAGGTTGCCGTTTGCGTCGAGGGCGGCGAAGTTGCCGGAGGTCGCAGAGCTCGGCTTTTCCGCCTTTCCCTCGTTCAGTCGGTTAATATTTTCCTGTAATGCGGTTTGGTCTGCCGCCGTGAAATAGCGACCGATAACGTCGCCCGCCGACCATGCGCGGGCGGTCGTGCCGTTCTGCGCTCTCTCAACGGTCAGAGTGTTGCCGTTTTTCGCTGTCATTAGCACCGTTTCCGCCGAGCCGCCGTCTGCTCCAATCGTGAGCAAATTCGGAGCGTCCGGCAATACGGAGCCGTCGACGACGTTTACGGTCGTCCCCGCCGCCGTCAGAGCCCCGGAGAGCGAAGTCTCGGGAGAGTTCGCTTGCGCCGGGTACATTGTCAAGAGTTCGGACATTTCTATACCTCCTCGTTAATAATCCCCGCCGCCGCGAGAATTGCAAAATGTTTGAGAGAATACCGCTCCGACGATACGGCTCATAGTGTCCGGGAGTATCTCGACCGTATGCCATGTGTTACGGCGGATTTTCCCGCTATCGTCTTTCGAGAGATATTCCACTATGTCAATATCGCTGTATTGCTCCGGGGTCGGTATCGTCGCCCCGTCGACCTTGATAGTCGCCGAGGACGCTCGTTTTCCCTCGTAGATACCAAACTCGAGGGCGTGAGTGTGGTTTTGTACTGTGTGCGTGTGCGCGGAAACGGTATGCGTATGTGCGGATACCGAGTGCGTATGCGCTGATACCCTGTGCGTATGCGCCGAAATCTCGTGCGTATGTGCCGGGTGAGTGTGTTTGCCGGACGGCACCCATGTAACGTATCCGCTTATCGCGGAGCCGTCCTCGGTCGTCGCGAGCTTTGTACCTCTGCCGATAGCGTGGTTATGGTTTGCGCCGCCTGTGCCGCCGTCGTCGCTCGAGTCGTGTTGCGTATTGCTTGACGTTAGCCCGGTCGCGCTCGAGGTCTGTCCGCCGCCGGAGGAGGTCGTAGAGCCGCCGCCGGAGGAGGTCGTAGAGCCGCCGCCGGAGCTTGTCGTCTGCCCGCCGCCGCTCGATGTGGTTTGACCGCCGCCACCGCCTACGGCTTTCTCGAACGCACGAAACGCCTCAAACTGAATATTGAGGAGCATTTTGTTAATACGCACCACGTCGGCGGAAATATAGAGTTTTAGTGTCGCCGGGTGGTCTGCGTCTGCGTTATCGGAGAAATTGTAAATCTGCTGATTTGTCGCGCCCTGTGCGTACGTTTCGCCGATAAGAGCGCGGTTTTGCAAGTCGGAAATGCTCCCGGCTATATCTTGCGTCTTGTTGGCAATGGTAACGGTCACGCTCCCGGGGTCGCCCTCGGTATCGCCTTTTTCAACGTGTACGATACGGGTGCGGAGGTTTACTCCGTCCGCCGTGTCGACGACGCGGACGATTTCGCCCGGCCTAAATCTCGAGAAATGGTCGCCCGTCAGACGGTGGAGGTCGATAGCCCCGATTTCGTACGAGACGTACGGGTCTTTGAGCTCCGCGAGGATTTGCTCGGCGTATGCCTTGAGGTTTTCCTCCCGCTCGTACCTCGTGTCTACGAGGACGGTCGAACGGAGGCCGTACTCCTCGATAGAGATAGCGTCCTCCACATACGGCGAGCCGTTATTTACTGCCTTGATAGTCAGTTGATTTACACCCTCGCCATAGCCGAGCGCATATACGCGGTTTGCGATAGCGGTCGCGTCCACGGTCTTTTTTATACTCGTCATGTTCTTTGCGTAGCGTATCTCGCTCTTGAGCTCCTCGGTCGGAGCCGTGAGCGAGAGCGTCCACGGATAGACGGTCGTATCCCACGACCAAACGTATTCACCCTCGAAACACTCGGGGACGGCAAAGATGGCGGCGAGGAGGGTCGAGTTTTCCCAATTATATTCAAAATATCGGGAGAAATCGCAAGCTCCGAGCGTCCAGTTTTTGACCGTCTGCCGGGCGAGAATGTAATTAAGTACGTCGGCGGTTTTGATACCGTATCCGCCGTATTGGTGGTACTGGAAAAGAATATCGGAGAGGAGCGTAGAGAGGACGTGCTCGCAGTTGTAAAAGCGAGTCGCTCCGTCGCCGCGCTCCAAATCCTCCCCGATGATAACGAAAAGGTCGATACGCTCGTCGCCGTCGAAGATTTCGACGTAGTTCAACGGAGCGCAATACTGATTTTTCGGGTCGTCAGCCGGGAGGGTAAACGTCGCCGTCCATAGGGAATTAAGCTCGAGGGAATACCCGACGGAGATAGCGTTATCGAGATAGGCGAGGCGTTTCATATTGCGGTTAAAAATCTGCGGTTTTGCCATTATAACCACCTATCTTTCCACAAGATTTTAACGTCCGCCGTTGTGCCGCCCTCGACGATAATATCGTTAATGCCCGGTTGTAGCTTGAAAAACTCGCTCTCGTCGCTCACGCGGTCGATGATGTTCGCACCGTTGAGCGTTACGGTCATGTGTTCCGTGTCGATAATGAGCTCGTCTCCGGCGACCATATTCACGCCCTCGATAACCATAGTAACGGAGCCGTACGTCGAAACGCCCGTACCGCTTGCCGTGGATACCGCCTCGGCGAGTGCGTCGAGGAATATCGTACGAATGTAGTCGCCAACGCTCCCGCTCTCCGCCGCCGCGATAGCGGACGGCAAGAGAACGCGAACGATAACGCCGCTCGAGGTAGCTACCGCCTCGACCGTTCCGTCGAGGTATCGGACGATTTTAACCGCCGCCGAGGTTGCCGTCTCCGCGTTTGCCGTGGCGAGCCACTCGAAAACGAGCGACGCAGTTCGGTTGTACGCCGTTTTGTTATACGGAGTGCGGTTATACATATCCTCGCCTCCTCGTTACGACAATGTGCAGACGATAGCCCCCGCCGATACCGTGATAGCGTCGCCGTTCAGCACGTTTTTACTACGGGTAAAAGAGCCGTACCAAAGCAAGTTACCGCCGCTCTGTGCGTCGTAAATGCCCCAATAGGCCACCGTGCCGAGGTCTGCGGACATCGTGCCGAAATCCACGGAGTCGGCGTTTGCTACCTGTTCTTTGCCGGATACAAGGGACGGAGTGCCGAAAGCGATAATCTTTCGGGCGTAACCGCCGCCGGATACCTCCGTACCCGTGCCGCTTGCGGTCGGGTCGGTCAGAAACAAAGCGAGGTAATACGTCCCGTTTCTCAAAGACGTATTCAAAAGGCTTGTAGCGTGTACGTTAGAGAGTGCTCCCATGATTTTTTACCTCCGTTTTTTAATTCACTTTCAACCGTGTTACGGTCAAAGTCGAGATTGCGCCGCGAGCCGTAATATAAATTAGCCCGTCCGTCTCTTGCGAGCCGGATACGTTAATCGTCTCCGTATGCGGGAGGGATACGGAGCTCACGGCCTGTTGATTGTAGGACAAAGACTCGGCGAACGGCGAGCATACGAAAGCGACCTCGCAATGTCCCGTAACGACGATTTGCTCGATACTCACGCCGTCGACGACCTTTGCGTTATACGCTTTCTCGGGCTCGTCGTCAAAGACGAGCAAGCCCTCGCCGGAAAGCCACTCGGCGACCGCTCGAGCTCTTGTCCTCACGCCTTGATAGTGGTAATTCTCGCCGACAAAAGAGACGGTACAAACGATTTCTCGGTTTTCGTATCCGTCCTCTATGTCGTACGTCCCGCTCTTGCCGGGTATAGTGTACTGCGTTACCCGCTTTGCGGGGAGGAGCGTACGGTCGACGCTCTTAAACACAACGCCCATTTCCGCGCTGTGCCTGTTGTTGAATGTAAAACCCAAACTCACGCCATAACTACCCCCTTACTGCGCGTTTTCGTTTTCTGCAAAGAGTAGAGCTCTTTTGCGATTTTCTTAATGTCCGCCTCCTCGCGTACGACCATTTCTCCGATATGGAAATGATTTGTTACGGTGGTAGAGCCGCCGCCGGATACGCTCGAGCCGCGACCGTATCCGCTCAAGTCTCCGGGGATAGACGCGTCGACGTGCTGAATTGTCGCCCGAGCCGTAAAGCCCGTCTCGATTTCACCGATAGAGCCCGCGAGCTCCTCGTTTACTTTCGCTATGCCGGACTCGACCTCGGCGAGCATTTCGTCGCTCATGTCGCCGTATGCTTTGATAGCTTTACCCTTGTTCTGTTCAACGCCTCGAGCCGCGCCCTCGACGTTCATTTCGGACACCCACGCCATTTTTTTAGACGGCGAGGCTATACCGAAGAAATCGCAAATACCGTCCCAAATGGAGGAAATCCACCCGGAGACTTTATCCCAAAGCCACCCGGCGAGAGACTGGATACCGTTCCACAAGCCCCGGACGAGGTTTGCGCCGACCTCTGCAAACTGCGTTACCCCGTTCGCAAGAGCGTTTACCATGCCCGTTATAATCTGCGGCATAGCTCGCACAATCTCGGCGATAATAGAGGGTAGGTTTTTAATCAGCGAGACTAACAGCTTTACGCCCGTCTCTATAATCAGAGGGATATTGTCGACGAGGGTATCGACTATCGAGGAAATGATTTCCGGGATAGCCTCGAGTATCGTCAAAATGATTTGCGGGAGGTCTGTAACGAGAGCCGTCAAGAGCTCGATACCCGCCTCCACGATTTCGGGCAAATGGTCGAGGAGTGTCGTAATAACCGAGTCGATAATCTCCGGCAATACCGCGATAATCGTCTCGATAATCGTCGGGAGGTTATCCACAAGCGCGGTTAATAACTGTACGCCCGTCTCGATGATTTGCGGGATAGCGGCGAGAAGCGTCGTAACGAGACTCTCTATCAGAGTCGGGAGAGCCTCGAGGAGTACCGGGATAGCCGCGATAACGCCCTCCGCGAGCCCCGTCACGAGTTGGAGAGCCGCGTCTACGAGTAGCGGTATATTTTCTACGAGGGTTTGTACTAACTGTGTAATAGCCGCCACCGCCGCCGGGATAAGCGTCGGCAACGCCTCGGCAATTCCTTGTACGAGCCCCGCGACAATCTGTACCGCCGCCTCTAACAGTAGCGGCAAAGAGGAGATAACCCCCTCGAGGAGCGTTGTAATAATTGAGACTGCCGCGTCGTTCAACGTCGGCACGGCCTCGATAATCGCGCCGGAGATTTCCGGGAGGATATCAGCGACGACCGACACGAGTTTCGGCACGTTCTTAATAATCCCGTTTGCGAGCCCCTCCACGACCTCGACGGCGAGGTCGATAATATCGGGCGCATAGTCTCCGATTTTGTCGACGATATCCTCGAGAGAGTCTCCGACGACCTCCGCCATTTTTCCGAGGTCGCCGTCGCAGTCGATAATAGCGTTTGTAAAGTCGTTGATTAGGGTAACGCCGTCGCCGGAGAGTTGCGTCAAGATAGGGAGCAATGCCGTACCGAGCGCGTTTTTCGCCGCCTCCGCACCGACGGATAGGCGGTCTAAATTGTCTTGAAGTGCGCCGTATGCGTTAAGCGTATCCTCCGACAAAATATATCCCGCCGCCGCCGCTTCTGCCGCGAGCTCTTTCATGCGGTCGGAGCCTTGCTCGATAATCGGGTTAAGCTCCTGCGCGGACTTGCCGAGGAGCGTCATAGCCAAAGCGTCCCGCTCTGTCTCGTTCTCTACCGCTCCGAGAGCGTCGATAATCTCCCAATATACGGCCTCTCCGTCCCGGAGGTTGCCGTTTGCGTCCGTTACCGCTACGCCGAGCCTTTCGTATGCCTCCGTATAGGACGCGCTACCGCTTGCGGCGGAGTCCATGCTTTTTATATTCTTTTGCATGGACTTTGCTATCGTTTCCGTCGAAACGTCCACGAGGTCGGCGGCGTACATATAGCCTTGTAACGTATCCGTTGCAATGCCCGTTACCGTCGACATGGTTAAAACCTCGTCGGCATACGCCGCGCCCGAGGTCGTCATATCCACAAGTGCCGAGGTTACTTTCGCCGCTCCCGCCGCAAGTGCGGTAATCGCGGCGGCGGCGGCTGTGCCGAGAGCGGCAACACTTACTTTTACCGCGTCAAACTTTTTGCCCGCGTCCTCTGCGTCCTCGCCCGCGTCTTTTACCTCTTTGCCGTACTCGTCGATAGATTTCGCGCAACCGTCCGAGCTTTCCTCGGCCTCTTTCAGATACCCGTTGTTTTTATCAATTTCCGAGGAGAGCTTGTTTAGCTCGGCCTCGGTATTATTTACTTGCGTTTGGTAGGAATTGCATTTACGAGTGGCCTCCTCGTAAGCCTTATTCGCGGCGGCTTGAGCCTTTTCCGCCGCCTCGAGTTCTGCTTTGAGCTTGGCTTGTTTTTCGCTCGTGTCGCCCGCCTCGTCGCCGAGAGCGTCGAGCTCGGCTTTGAGCCTCGATACCTCCGACTCTGCGGCGGAGGCCGCTTTATTGCAATCCTCTTGCGCTTTCTGCCACTTCTCGAGCATATCCTTTGCGGAGGCGAGCTTTTTCTCGTGCTCGGCGTACATCTTTCCGAGTACCTCGCCCTTTGCGCTCAATGCGGCGTAACTGTTCGCTTGCCCGGCAAACTCCGACTCGACGAGTTTTAACTCTGATTTCAGAGTACCGAGCTCCGAATTTATATTTTTGAGCGACTTTTTATACTCGCTCTCGCCCTCGATAGCTAATTTCGTCGCAATAGTGCGCGTTGCCATTAGTCGCCCTCCTTGTTTCCTTTTTTACCGTGGGCTCTCAAGTAGAGCTCCCACATATCGAATACCTCACCGGGAGGCATAAAAAGAGCCTCCCCGGGGGAGACTCCGCACAAGGCGGCGATACGGTAATAATCCGCCCGCCTTATAGTGTTTTTTTTTGATTAAGCTCGACGAGCCCCTCGTCGATTTCGTCGTCGTCCGGGCTCGTTACCTCGCGCCCGTACCCGAGCGTTACCGCGTTCATAATTGCCCGCTTGAGATTGACAATCTCGAACGGCCTCACCATGAGGGCGAAATCGTCCTTTTCCGGGATTTTCCCGGGCTCATAGCCCAAACGTCGGCGGAGCAATTCTCCGCGTTCTGCAAAGATAGCGGCGACCGCGCACGTTTCGAGAAAGCTCTCCCGGGTATCGGGCTCGAGTTTCTCTAACATGAGTTGCGTACCGCCGTAAATATCTCGAATTGTAAACATAGCCTCGCCGTCGAATACGAGATAATACTCAACGTCCGCGACCTTTACTCTTGCCGCTTTCATGCGTTACCCTCCAATCGCCGAAACGGGAGGCGAGATTTTACCCTCGTCTCCCGTTTCTGTTTGTTTTTATGCGCCCGCTCCGCCGAGCTTTTCGTCGCACCACGCGATAACCGCCGCCTCGTCGGTAAACTCTTTCGTAATGCGCCATGCGCCGGAGTTGCAACGGAAAACGGTAAAGGTGGTCGCGCTCGTGCCGAAAGTGATAGAGGAGCCCTTTGTCGCCGCGCTGTCGTTGCCGAGAATGGCGTTACAGAGGGGGAGAAAAACTCCCTTGAACACGCGTACGCCGTTGCGGATAATCACCTTGTAATAGGTCACGCCGCCGCGAGGGGCTACGTCGCCGTCGGAGTCCGTAACCTCGGACGTTTCCTCGTCGAGAGTCGCGCCATGCAAAGCGGCGTGTACCTCGTTGGTCTTGTCGTCAGTCTCGAGAGCGAGAGAGCCGGAGGCGAACATATCGACCTTTTCCGCGAGAGCGTCGTCGGCGTACAGTTCGCCGGAGGCGTTGGTAACGGTGAGGTCTGCCTTTACGAGCTTACCGATAACGACCTTTTTCTCGGCGTTATAGGTGGGGAGTGCGCCGTCGGGCGTAGTTGCCACGGGCGCGAAAATAGGACGCTTTGCGCCAAACTGTGCCATAGTAAAACCTCCTAAAGATTTTTAGATTTGAGATAACCGTCGTAGACTCGAGCCGCCGCGTCGACCGCCGCGTCTGCCGATTTCTCGTTTGCTGATTGTATGAACGGTCGCGCGGGCTGATTGTGTTTACCGTATTCGTTGACATACGCAACCTCGGCAATCCGTCGGGAGTTTCCGTCCCGTCGTGTGCCGTTCGGGTACACATAGAGGCAACGCTCGCCGTCCCTTTGTGTGATTTTTTTACCGTGCGTGATACTTCCCGCCGTTATGCCGGAGTCAAACACGCCCATAGCGACCGCCTCCGCCGCCTGTGCCTCCGCGATAACCTCGGCCTCCGCCGTCAGCATTGCGAGAGCTACCTCGTCCGGGAGCTCGATAATCGCTCCCAAATCGTCGAAAAGCTCGTCGAGCCCGGATACGGATACATTAGCCATCGTCAACGCCTCCCACGATTTCGCACTCGAAAACGTAGTGTTGCCCGGTCGCGTCATGTGCCGGGGTAATCGTCGGGCGGGTAAAGCCCGCCGCTACGAGGCGGTGAGAGATTTCCCGACGGTATGCGAGCGTGTTTTTCTCGTTCGGGGCGTATAAATGGACTTGCACGAGGTATCGGTAATGAGCCGCGTCGTCGTCGCCATAGTCCGCCGGGAGGGTCGTATAGTTGAAAACGATATACTCGGTCGCGTCGCCCTTATACACGGGGTCAGCGGTCGGGAGGAGGGTATCGAGCGCACCCGTCAAAAGTCGGTTTACGTTCATTCGCTCGCCTCCTCACTCTCTGCCTCCGGCTCGCGGAACACGGAGCAATTAAGCTCGAAGTATTCCCGAGCCTGTGTATAAGCTCGCTCGACCTTGTACTCTTTGCCCTCATAGGAGAGCCGCTCTTGACCGTTGTAGTCGGTAGCGCGGAGCTTGACGGTAATCGCAAGGTCTACGCCCGCCTGTTTCGCGGAGTAAAACTCGCTCCTCTTTGTGGAGGTAACGTCCGCGAAAACGGTCGTCTCCGTGATAGCCTCCGCCGGAAAGCCGTCCGCGTCTCTGCCGTCGGTAACGGCCTTGAGCGTTACAACGTCGCGCCAATACATGAGCTATTCCCCCCTCGCGATATAAGTCTCCGAAAGCGCGAGGCCGTTTTTCTGCTCTTTGTACGAGGCTCGGTATTTCTCCGAGTCGTCGTTATCGAGTCCAAACTCGGCCTTTACATAGGTCGAAATCGCTTGCAAGATAAGCGGGTCTGTTTCGTCCGCCGCCTTGCTCTCAAGAACGCCGCCGAGCACGAGGTCGGCTCGGGCGGCGTTAATGAGGTCGGTTATTTCGCTGTCGAGGGCGTTCGAGGAATTTCTCAAGCGTAGGCGGATAGTTGCGACGTATTCGCTACTAACTGCCATGTTGAGCCCTCCTCATTAAGCGGTAGCCTTTGCCATTTTCACGAAAGCACCGAGTCCGGCGGCGGGCTTGCTGTCAAAGACGCAAGAGCCGAGGTAATCAATGCTGTTTGTAGCAAGGCCGGAGTGCTCGCTCTTTACGACGGTAATATTCTGAGAATAGTTACCGACGATATAGGAGAAGTCGCCGAGATAAGCCTCGCCCGCGAGGACGGAGCCCGTAAAGTAGACCTCCGCGCCCATAATGTAATATTTGCCGTTGGCAAATTCGACGAGATTGTTCTTGCTCTTGTTCATCAGAGGGAAGAAGTCGGAGAAGAAAGTCGCCTTTCTCATAGCCCAAATAGCGTTACGCTCGTAGCCGTTGCCGAGCATACCGTACAGAGCGACGACGTTAGCCTCGGTAGCGGTTGCGCCGGAGGCTACGGTAATCTGGTCTACGCCGTCGGTGTATGCGCCGTTGGCACCCTTGCCCGCGATAGCTACGCCGCCGGGCTGATTGTTGCCAGTACCCGCAAAGATGTAATACTCAATCTTGCGGGCGATATTCTCGGCGACGACCTCGACGATATAAGCCTCGAAAGCGGACAAGGCCATTTCGGAGGAGGCGCGAGAGGCTTTCACGAGCTTTACGATTTCGTAGCCAGTCAGAGAAACGGACTTGAGAGAGTCGCTCGCGGCGGTAATGGCGGCGTTCTCGGCATGGATAGCCGCGTCGGTGTTCACGTCCTCAACCGCAAACTTGAAATTGCCGGGGACGTGGAAAATCTTGCACTTCTGCAAGATAGGAGCGACCTCGTACATTTTCTTGATAATCTGATTTGCGGTAGTCTCGGGAATGATAGGCAAAGCGGAGTTTGCGGCGGTGGAGTATGCTCTCTGCTCGGCCTCGGTCAGAGGCTTGCCCTGTAATGTCTTGAGCCATGCGGAGCGATACTCGGCGGAGCGATACTCCTCGCCGGGGACGATTTCCTCGCTACGGGTAGCGACTGGGTTTCCGGCAACGGGAGAGGCGACGACTGCGCCGGAGTTGAGCATACGCTCGACGGCCTGTCGCTTCTCGAGCTTGCTATCCTCCTCGTTCAGTTCGCGGAGCTCTTTCTCGAGAGCGTCCATATCGGCGTTGTTGTCGGTGGTAATCAGATTGCGGATTTCGGCCTTGCGGGCGGCGATTTCTGCGCGTCTCTTTTCGATGTTCATAATAAAACCTCCAAAAAATCAAAATTTTGTGTTGTAACTTAACACAAACTTACACGCGTGTTAAGTTACGCGTTGAGTTTCGCGTTAATATGTCAAAGCTATAAGTTTCTTTCGCCTCCGGGCTTGCTCCAAAGCCGCAAGCTCTTTCGAGTGCTCCTCCTCGAAAAAGCTCCGAGCCGAAATAGACGTGTCATTATAGGCGGGAATATCCACCGCCGACACGTCGTATAGCTTTTTGACCTTTGTAATCGTGCGAGTATGCGTAACGGAGTCGTAACTCGCCTCGCGTACGCTGAAAGAAAAGGACATTTTATCGACGTACCCGCCGTCGATTTCCTCGTAGAGCTCGCGTCCGGCGGTCGTGCCGCCGAGGTCTGCCGCAATATCGAGGCCGCGCTCTGTGATTTCGAGCGTTAGAGTCTTATTGCGGAGCCGGGCGACTACTTTCCCGCCGTGGTTGTAGTTAAAAATCACGTCGGACATATCGCACTCGTCGAACGCGTGGCGGTCGATAACTTCCTTGTACTCGATACCGTCGCACTCAAAAAGAACGGTCGGAGTATCGAACACGACCGCCGTACCCCGGACTTTGTACTCCTCCGAGCCCTCGTCCCGAGGTACAAGGCTAAAGCCCTGTACGGCGCGATATTCGCGCCCCTGTTTGATTGCCATAGCGTTTATACCTCCTCTTTTCCTGTTCCGCCGCCGTCCGGGTCTGCGGGCGGCTCGGCGGGCGGGTCTGTTTTTGTCGGCTCGGCGGGCGGGTCGCCGCCCTCGTCGCCCGTTTGATATTTGTCGGCGAGCTTTGCGTTTACCATGTTCAGAGTCTGGACTCTGCGGGAGCCCTCCTCGCCTCCGATAGTCGGCATATCGAACATAGTTAGGATTTGGTCGAGCGTTGCCGCGCCGATTTCGGTCAAGAATTTTGCCGCCGTTACCTTTTCCGGCAAGGTCGCAAACTGTACGGAGTTCGCCGCGAATACGATACGGTTTCCGTGTCCGAGTTCCCGCTCCGTAAAGAGCGCGTTTGTAAACGCCTGTGTCAGCCTATGGAAAAACGGGGCGATTTCGCCGGAGTAAAAAGCCTGTTCCTGTTGCGGGGTCGCCGTGTTCTGTACGATTTCCTTTGACACGCCGAGATAGTCGAAAATCTCCTCTTTGACGTATGAGAGTTGCGTCGACGGGATAGGAGTCGTCTTATCAGAAATAGGCGTGTAATCGTACTTTGCGTCGGTAACGATAACGCCCGCTCCGTTATTCTCCATTCGGAGGTTGTCCCGGATAAAGTCGTCTCGGCGTTTGTTCAAGTCCTCGGTTTTGACCGCGTTCGAGACTTTCAGAATACCGCGAACGACCGCCACGAGCTCGGCGAATTTGCTCATAGACTGATTAAACGTATTCGCCGTCTTGAGGGCTGTACCGATAGGCTCGTTTCCGTCGCCGAAAATATCGTTTTCGAGGAAATGTCGGCGGACGTGGATAATTTTCGAGTATTCGCAAATGTAGCTTTGCCCGGTCGCAAAGCGGAAACGGCAATACATAACGCCCATATACTCGAGGAGCTCGAAATACTGTGCGTTGATAGGATATACCGCCGTCAAGCGTCCCGACTCGTCGTAAACCGGGTACGCAATGGCGTTATTAAATACCTTGTATTGCGCCGCGAGCTTATAGTAAAAGTCCGCCGCCGTCATGTACGGGTTAGGCTTGTACTGTAAAATGCGGTCGATATAGTCGTTTACCGATACCGTAGTCTCCGGGGATATGCGAACGTGTCGCGGCTGTGCGGTCGAGGCACGTCGGGCGAAAGCGTCCACGGCGGCGCGGACGGTGTTAATATCCCACATATTGCCGGAGTACGGCGTAAAGTTCGACTCCCACGAGCTCAAGAGCTTGTACGCGTGAAAGTCTCCCGCCTTTTCGCCCTTGCTCCCGAAAATCGTTTGAAAGAGTCCTCTTTTTGCCATGTTTTCACCCCACTAAATACATATAGTCCTCGTAGTCCCGAACGTAGATAACCCACGCGTTAAGTAGCGATACCATGCCGTCGATACGCCGCTTTTCGGAAATCTTTACGGGCTGAATGTTATTTACCCCGCTTTTCTTTACGCCTGTATTTGTCAGACACCAAAGCAAAACGGGGTTTTTGTTGTAATTGACTTTCTTATCAGCGAGAGCCGCTCCCATTTCTCGCATAGGCTGACTCCATGTAAACGGTCCCTGTGCTACGGAGCACATTTCAAAGCCGTTTGATTTCATTTCGTCGACCCAATACCCGGCGAGAGCGCGGTCATAGCCGATTTTATATGCGTCGATTTTGAGCTCGTCCCGCATTTGACAAAACCACGCCGTAACCGCCGAATAGTCCACGCGAGCCCCCTCGCATATCGTGAGGAGCCCCCGCTCCTCCCAAATCTTGTACGGAGCCTCTTGCGTGTTGTGTTCGTCGAGTTGGTCTATCTTTTTTTGCGGGAGGAAATAGTGTTGCAGAACGTAGATTATCGGGTCGTCTGCCGAACGTCGCACCATGAGGGAGGCGCACGTTAGGTCGGTCGTCGCCGAGAGGTCGCACCCGCCGACGGCGTAGGTGTTATATACGAGCTTTGTATCGAAAGTGAGCTCGCATACCGCGTCCTCATAAGAGAGCCACGAGGCCGCGCCTGTTGCCTTGATGTTAAAATCCTTGCAGAGTACGCCGGGTAAATCCTCGGGGTTTTTCTTTGCTCTCTCGACAAACTCGGCGAGGGTCGTATATTGCTTGATAACGCCGAGGCCGGGGTTTGCCTTTATCCACGCTTGCGGGTCTATCCATTCCTCGCGAGCGTCGAGCTCGTAGAGAATAGCGAGGAAACGGTCGTCGGTCTGCTTTCCGTCCGCCACGTCGCAAGCGTACCCGTACAGATTGTCGAAAACCGACTCGCGCACCGTGCCGCTCGTGGTAATCATAATCACGAGAGGTTGACGGCGGCTCGAGGTCGATTGCTTCATAACCTCATAGAGATTGCGGTCGCGGATAGCGTGTAGCTCGTCGATAATGACGGCGTGAGCGTTGAGGCCGTCGAGCGTGTTCGAGTCGCTCGCCAACGCCTCAAAGACGGAGGCCGTCGCGGGAAAATAAATATCATTGCGCCGCTTTTTGAGAATGGCGGAGAGCTCCGGGCTCTGCTTCACCATGTTTACGGCCTCGGTGAGTACCTTTTTCGCTTGGTCTTTCTTTGTGGCGACGCTATAAATCTCCGCCGCGCCCTCGTAATCCGCCACGAGCATATAAAGCGCGAGGGCGGCGAGGAGCGTCGATTTACCGTTTTTTCGTCCCACGAGAAAGAGCGTCTCTCGAAAGCGGCGATACCCCGTGTCTTTCTCGAGCCACCCGAAAAGGAGTTGTATATATGCCTTTTGGAAAAGCTCGAGCGTCAGAGACGCGCCGAGCGTTCCTTGTGATTGTTTGCAAAATCGCTCGACGAAGATAATCGGACGCTCGCCGACCTCCTCGTCGAAATAATACGGCGAGCTCTCGTCCGCCGTGTCCATTTCCGCCACGAGTTTAGCGTAGACGGCTTTTACGCGTCGGCTCGTAACGATTTCGCCGCTCGAAATCCGCCCCCAATATTCGCGGACATAGTTCACTATTTGCCGACCTTTGCGGGCTGTGTAATAAACGACATGAGCTCGTCGCCCGCCGCCTTTTTAGATTTTTCCGGCAATAGCCCGACGAGTTGATTTGTGAGGGCGGAGTACGATTTTATCGTCGTGTTATATGCCTTGAGAGCCGGAGACTCCCGGCGGAGGCGTTGCGCTCCTTGTACGAAATCCTCTATCAAGTCGCCGCTGTTAATCTCGTCAGCGAGTCGCTCGAGCGTGACGGAGGTAACGGCAAATTGATTGATAAGCCCCTCGGCAAACTGCTTTTTTTCGGGCGGTAAATCGCGGAAAAGTTTTTTAATTTTCCGCTTTTTTGCCTCGATTTTTTCAGAAATCGGGAGCTCCTCGTATGTCTTTTTTTCTTTCGCCATATAATGTATAAAACCTCCTCCCGCTCGGTGTACCCCCCCTCATACGCGCGACCCGGGCAGTTCTAAACGGGATTGAGGCGCGGTTACTTGTGGGGGGTTGTTTTGAGGACACCCCGGGGGGTATGCGGCGCGGCGATAATGTTTCCGTCCGCGTCGAACGCGAGGCCGTCAGCTATCGGAGGCGTTCCCTCGTGTATGATTGCGTGGCACGTCCGGCATACCGTCTCGAGATTATCCTCGTTCAAAGTAATCATAGGGTCGTCAATGTTTCGAGGCGTGAGTTCTATCTTGTGATGAACGATAACGCCCGGCTCTCCGCAATGGACGCATAGCCCCGCGTCCCGCTTGAGGATATATGCCCGCGTCTGCCGCCACGCCGTCGACTCGTAAAAGGCTTTTGCAAATGCTCGCATAGACTGTCCCTCCGTGAGTGCAAAGAGAACGCCCCGCCCCGCTTATCGCGGAGTGAGGCGCACGGCGGCGAGGTTTCCCTCGACCTCTCTTTACGCCTATAAGTTTAACACGAGGAAAAGCAAATTTCTGTTCAGACTTTTTTCAAAAGCTCCCGCAAGGTCAGATATGAGCCCCCGCGCTCGCCCCGAAATACAAGAGCGCAAAGTTAGCGACGGCTTTATTTCTCAAGTCATAAACGGACGTGCGGGACGAGTAGCTCACTCGTTCCGCTATGTCCTCTTTGCTCCTGTGCTCGATGTACCAAAGCCGGAGGATTTCCTCGTCCTCTTTTTCCAGTTGCCCGAGGACGCGGTCGATTTCCTCGATTTTCTCCTCCGTGGCTCTGATTTCGCGCATAGTCTCGGCGAGCTCGACACACTCCGCGAGGGTATCGTTTACCGCCCTCGTGCTCGTATAGGGCTTTGACATATCCGCCGAGGGATACTCCGACGGAGCGGCGTATCTCAAAATGCGCTCTTTTCTTTTCTCGAGATTGTTTAGCGCAGTATCGAGCATACCGCGAGCGCGGAGGGTATTCTCCGCCGCGTCAAAATAGTTAATCATAGCTCGCCCTCCTCGTGCTGTGCTACCGATTAAGCACGTTTCCCGCCGTGGCGGTATTCGCGCCCCTTGTTGTACTCATGTTTTGCGACGAGCACGGCCTCAATATCCACGCCCAAATAGGCGAGGTAATCGAAAATGCGGATAACTGCGTCGCAGAGCTCGACCGCGAGCCCCTCGGGTTTGCAAGAGCTATCCCCGTGAGGCTTGTCGCACGTCTGCGCGTGTTCGCAAGTCGCCCCGGGAAAGCCGCAACAACCGTAAATAATCGGGTTTCCGTCCCGATATTCCTCGAGAGCCTCGGATACCTCCGAATGAATGAGCGCGGCAACCTCGGGAAAACTGCGCTCTCCGCCCTCCCACCAACCATGCGCGACGGCGTTTTCGTGTACGTCTTTCGCAAACTCGTTTACTGTCATTCTTTTTGCCTCCGTTTCCGTTTCGGTTTTATAAATACACCGTCCCGGCGATAAAACCGGGCGACGATATACCGTCCTCCGTTTATGTCGTTGTGCCATGCTCCGGCCTCCGAGAGAAAATAGCCCGGATAGAGCTTTTCAAATTCCGCATTGTTGGTCGTGTCCCTTGCGAGCTCGTCCGCCTGTCTGCCGGATATGCGACCGTCTCTCGTTCTCGGCTCGGGGTCTATGAGATTTTTCGAGGCGCACCATGCTTTTTTTCCTACGGGGTCTTTGACGATGTAATGTCCGAGTCCCGCAAGGCCGCTCTCCGTGAATTGCAGACGGCGGGAGTTTGCATAGCCTAAACCCCATAGGCTTTCGAGGTCGTCTCTATCCATTCCACCCGATAATGTAACGTGATGATGATAGCGACCGTTTCTCGAGCCTCTCTCTGTAACGACTATGTATTTCAGCGGAGGGAGCCCGAGGCGTTTCCTTGCTCTCTGTACGCGGCGAATGTAATTGCGTACTAATCGAGCCGCCTCCTCGTCGCTCTCCGGCTGTTGCTCGTATGTCAAATGGATTTCGAGGTCGTCCGGGGTAAAATTCGCATGGAGGAGCCGGACGAGTTTCTCCTCTCTGTGCCTTTGATTGAGTTTCTTTTGAGCGGGAGAGGAGGGTTTCCTCTTGCTTTGCTTTCCTGTCTTGCTCATCTGCGAATATACCGGGTAGATATAAACGTCGAGATATTCTCCGCAAGCATACCGTTTCTCCCTGTATGTTGTCCTCATGTAATGCCCTCCGAGTATGTCCCGTTGGTGGTCGGTTAGTTACTATTCCATACGAGCCCGAAAAAGCGGCTATATTGTCCGCTTTTTTGAGCTTGCAT